GATCTGGTCCCAATTGTAGTTCTCTAATTCCTTCTAAATCTCTTTTCTTTAATCGCCCTTCAATATTACCGTAATAAACAAATCTTTCCTGTGCCTGTGCATTGGCACAAAAAGATAATGCTGTAACGGTCTTACCAATCTTTTCAGGTCCAGTCATAATAAATAACGAACCTTCAGGAACACCACCACCAAGAGCAAGATCAATCTTTGGTGATACAGAAATAATCTGTTTCGGTTGTTCTGTAATAAATGCAGCATCATGCAATGCATCGCCAAACTGTTTTACTAAATCTTTATATAACGGATTCTCTGCCACTGTCATACAATCTCCTAATCAAATTTGTCATATAAGCTCTTCTTCTTAACTCTATCAGTACTCCAAGTAGGGTTCTCATTATACTTAACTGGAGTATCATCTGTATCAGGTTTAACAACTTTAGGAATCTGATACTGGTCCAACTTGTCTTTAACCCATTTAGCAGTTAAAGAATAGATGTTCCTATTGCTTCTTATAAACTGTAATACTTTTTCATCACCGTATTGGTCGATCAATCTATATGCAGTATATACTTGGCGTTTGAGATAAGGTTGCCACTTTTGATAGGATTCTTTATCTTTATGCTTTTCGATCCAGAACCTTCGCGGCAATTCCTTATTCTCATCTGCCTGTGCTTTTCTTTCACACATCAACTCAGCTATCCATTGTCCCAGCGTAACTTTTTTACCGGGATTATGCCTAGACTGATATTTGCTTTCATATTTTTTTGTCATCGGATTTTATGTGTATATCCTTGATTTTTAGCTGTATGAACACCTCTACCCTGACGTTTCGCATCAGATTTTTCTGATGCTACAGATGTCATAGCTACAATACCCTTATTACCTTTTGCCGTTTTATTGATAGTATGTTGAGTAGGATGTTGAACTGGAACCTCTTGCATTTCAACTGGTTTCTCTTCTGGTTTATTGTCTTCAATGAAACCTTCTACTAATTCTACTTCACGATCAAGATACTTAGCGATATCTTCTGCTGTATTATCTTCAAGTAACATGCCTTGGATAATAAATTTTTCTTGCTTGCTAAGTCCTTTTGTATTTCCAAATTTTGCCATTAGATAATCTCCCTTTCCGCATTCTTCAAGAATACTTCATTCTTAGTCTTTAAAAAAGTAACATACTGATCAAAGTTTGCCTTTGTAGTGTTAATAAACTTCCAAGTTGGCCTTCCCACCCTTTGCTTAGTTTCCATTCCTTCGCTAAATGGACCATATGGATTGAACAGTTTTCCATTTTCTCCCAGCTTAACCAAGAAACGACTATTGTGCTTAATAGCATGGACATATGGATTACTCTTAGCTTGTTCTACTGGCTGGAAATTAATTTGATATCTCCCATCCTGATCTACAAAGTCATGTCTTCCTTTGATTGTATACAAGATAGTATTGTGATTAGAAGTATCTTGTACGTCATCAGTATAGAACCCTTCTCTATCTTTGTCTTGCCTGATTACATGTTCACTCATTTTGCCCTACCTTTCTTCTTCCAATCTGCTTTTGTATAGTTATCTGTCATATCACTGGCAGAATTAATCCTTGTCATACCTTTAGGTAACTCTTTCATACCTTCTTTACGCTTGGTCTTATGCTCTTCCCGCATTTTTGCAGTAAGCTCTTTACCGTATTTCTTTTCGTTTGCTTCGGCAAGCTGCATCATAGTCTTGATTTCTTTTACAGAACAATAAGTATTATCGTCTTCATAAGACCTTACAACTTTTTTACTATTACATTCTGGACACTTATATTTGGCAAGCGATTGATCATATTCAGAAATGGATGAAACCATCTCAGAATATTCTCCACACTTCTCACATAGAAATGTATATCTAGGCATCTTCGTCTCCTATATAATCCTTGGGATTCAAACATTTAGAACAATATACTTTCATTGCCCTAGTAGTAAGAGAATATTTAGATAACTTTAGATGCATGGTATCTTCTTCAGAAGTTTTAGTTGATGCTTCTACATTTGGTATGATGACCGTAACCTTATCTTTATGGTCTATTTTCCTACGACAGTTATCACAAACGTCTTTTCTCTTCATTAATTATACCTTAGAAACTCTTCCCATTCTGGAAGTTTTTTAAAACCCCAGAAGTTGTAAGCGTTTGGTTCATATGGTTTGTTTATGAGTGGCATACCCGCCTGTGAGGGGGTTCTGCCGCCCTTTTTAATATTGCATGACTTACAAGCGATTACCACATTTTCCCAGATGTGACAATCAGCTTTTCTATTATACATTCTTTTAGGAACAACGTGGTCGATAGTTGAGATACTATCAGATAGTTTTTCGTAACAATATTGACATCTACCCTTATCCCTTACCATAAGATTATGTTTAGTTAGAGGTATAGTTCTACTAATATTTATATACCTATTAGTCATACCAACTGCTGGGATTTGAACAGTTAAACCACCAGCAGATGTTACATAATCATCATAGTATTTTAGTACTGTAATACCTTCTTCTGGTATCTCTTTTCCTAGAATGTCAAGACAAATCGCTCTTTTCCAACTAATAACCCTTAATGGAATCCCGTCTGTGTTCAAGACCAGTGCGGGCTGGTGATTCATATTAAACTCCCAAGAATCGTGCCACTAATGTTGTGACTAAACCGACAGTAACAAGGCCACTATAAATAGCCCACCAAAGATTAGATGTTGGAACTTCTTTATCTGGGGGAATCTGTCTTTCGATATCATCTATGTTTTTTCTAACTCTATACAATGCCTTTTCAACATCTTTGTCAGTCAATAATAGATGGATCTTTTCTTTACCTAAAAATACTCTAACGTGATGATAGGTTTCATCAGCGTTAAAATGTGCATTGCAATTTTCAATAGTAGTCATTCTACCAACATCTGGGACTTCTTTCATAAACATACTTCACCTCATAGGCTCAAATCATCAAAATCTAAATCATCTAAATCGTTTTTAGATGCACCAATTTTATAGGATGTGATTTCACTTTCTTGGGGGGCAACTTGAACTGCTTCACTATTCATAAATGCATCTGACCAACCCTTAATAGGATTTTTCTTTGCATTATAAATCTTTGGAAACCCAAGTGTATCAAGACGCGAATCAACTAACCACTCAATATAACCGTGTAGAGTAGTCTCATTCAAACCAATCAATGATCCATCCTTAAATAGGTATGATGCCCAGTCCTTTTCTTCATTTGCTGCTCGTTCAAACATAGCGATTGCATCATCGTGGCATCTCTTCACTACTTCTTGAAATCCTTCAGATTTCTCATCACGAAGAATGTTCAAAATAGTTTGAGTGTTGTATAGATGAACCGCTTCGTCCCTCTTGATTAGGCGAATAATATCTGCATTACCAATCATCTTTTTATTCTTTGCGAAAGAAAAAGAACAAATAAATGAAACATAAAAGCGAACCGCTTCTAAAATGTTAATACTAATAAGGGTCATATAAAGCTGTTCTTTAACGTCCTTATAAGTTCCATATCCTAACTTATTATAATCCTCAATAGCACTCTCTGCCCTCTTCAGGATTTCCTTATCTTCTAATGTAGAATCAAATACAGCACTAGGATCTGCATAAACATTCTTAATAATGTAACTGTATGATGTGCTATGGATCTGCTCAAAGAATCCCCATACATTCAAGCACGCTTCCAGTTCGGGATTGCTAACGTATTCAAGTAGCGTAGGAACACCACGACAAATAACACTATCAAGCATCGTCTGATACTTTAAGTTAGAAGTAAAAATAAACTTCTCATTATCTGTAAGTGTTTGGAAATCTGCTCTATCTTTTTTAAGTTCAATCTCTTCGGGTCGCCAGAAGAACTCTATTTGTTTATTATAAAGTTCCCAGAAGATAGGATATTTAAATCTATCATATCTTTGCAAACCTAAAGGCTCACCTAAAAATAAAGGTTGAGTTGTAGTATCTACGTTTTTCTTATTTAATACAGTCATCATATCGAACAACCTCCACCTTCGCAACCACTAGTTGCATCTACATCACCATCTGGACTATTAGCGTAATACAAAGTTTTCACTCCTACCTTGTATGCATAAACTAAATCTTTAATAATAACACTCAATGGAATACTACCACCTTCATGATGAGAATAGTTGTAATAACTATTAGTCGAAATAGACATATCAATCCACTTCTGTAAAGTTGCAATCATATCCATCAAAGGTTTATTGTTCTGGAAATCAAACGCCAGATCATAGTATTTTCTATTTTTATGGAATGAAGGGACTAACTGCTTCAACATTCCATTCTTTGCCTTTTTATATGTCAATAATCTTCTAACTGGCTCAACTCCATTAGTACTGTTCTGAATAACACTTGAGGATTCACAAGGCATTATAGCACTAACTGTAGAGTTTTTCAACCCATGCTCCTTGATTCTTTTCTTTAAACCCTTCCAGTCCATAGAGGGTTTTCTTTTTACAATCTTTTTTGCATTATCATTTGCCCAATCATAAGGACATAATCCTTTTGCATATTTTGTTTCATCAAACTTTGGACAAGCACCACTCTCTTCTGCCATCTTACAAGAAGCGTCAAGTAAATAATACTGTATCTTCTCCATCCATTCATCTACAACTTCTAAACTTTCTGGAGAATAGTAAGATAGTTTATTTTTTGCCAAAAATCCTGCAAGATTAGTAATACCAACACCCAATGAACGACGATTAAGCGTAAAGGTTTCTCCTGCCTTTATAGGATAATCCTGATAATCAATAAGTGCATTTAACAATCTAATCGTAATCTCACAAGCCTTTTGTAGCTCTTCATCATTATTGATTTCAATCAAGTTAATAGCAGACAAGATACAAATGCCAATCTCTGCTTCTGGATCATCAATGTGATTCAACGGTTTAGTTGGATGAGTAATCTCTACACAAAGATTTGTCATCTTAACATCTACATCCCAACTACCATTCTGATTACAATGATCTACATTCATTGCATAGATACGACCAGTTTCTAATCGTTCTCTTGCAAAGAGTTCTGCGAGTTTTCTTGCCTTGATTTTCTTACTAAACTGTAGATTGCTACGAGACTCGTATTGTAAATATAAATCATCAAATTCTTTATGACCGAAAGCATCATACAAACCTTCACATTCTGCTGGAGACAGCAAAGTAATCTCTTCATCCTTAATAAGTCGTTCATAAAATACCTTGGAAAACTGAATACAATAATCAAGTTTCCTAACTCTATTATCGTCAGTTCCACCGTTATTCTT